GAATGTGCTGTATCTAACTTTTGAATTGGGAGAAGGATTGGTAGCAATGAGATTGGACAGTATGATGACCAATATACCTTCTAGAGAAATTTTTAAAGATTTGGATGGTGTGGAAATGAAAGTTAAATTGTTAGGTAAAAAGTCTGGCAGTTTTCAAATCAAATACATGTCTAGTGGTAAGAATGCCAACGATATTAGAAGTTATATCAAAGAATTTGAAATTAAAAACAATAAAAAATTTGATGTGATATTGGTGGATTATTTGGATCTTATGATGCCAATCAGTAGAAAAGTTAGCCCCAGTGATTTGTTTGTTAAAGATAAATTTGTATCGGAAGAATTGAGAAATTTGTCCATGGACTTACAAACTATATTTGTAACAGCTTCTCAATTGAACAGAGGTGCTGTGGAAGAGATTGAATTTGATCATTCACACATAGCTGGTGGATTATCCAAAATACAAACAGCAGACAATGTGTTTGGTATATTCACATCCAGAGCAATGAGAGAACGTGGTAGATATCAAATACAATTGATGAAAACTAGATCATCCAGCGGTGTAGGTCAAAAGATTGATTTAGAATTTGATCTTGATTCTTTAAGAATTAGAGACTTGCCAGAAGACGAAGAATATAAAGAATTTGACAATAGAAAATCCAAAATATTTGACACATTAAAAAAGACCAGCACAGTGACAGATGATGCTCAATCTGAATCAATGCCAGTGGATCCCACACAAGGTATCAACATCACCAAACCCAAAGCGGAAGCAGACTCTACCAAACTGAGACAATTTCTAAATAATTTAGGACAAGACAAAGAATAATACCTGCGCAGAAGTTGAATCTGCGCAGATATTGATGGCTGACTTCAGAATGAAGCAGACATTGATTGATGTTGGGTTTATATTATTTGTTGATTACAACTTTTTTTACAATCACCTTAACACTTACTACCTTGCTGGAAATAAATTGTTTGATTGTGTCAATCACCCCTGTGATTGTATTGATGATAGCCTTCATAGCCTATTCTCCCTTGTTTGAGTTAAGACATCATTCTGTGAATGATGACTAGATATTTATAAATCAGAATGTAAATGTAAAACGCTCTTAGATTAAATTGCACGCAGTGCCAGCGCAGAAAAAACTGCAGTTAATTTACTTGCCGCTCGACGGCATGCAGCACGATTTTTTTTGATTTAAACTACTGTGTAATTGTATGTGAGCACAATGCGTTTGTCGTGCTTGATGGGAGATTGACTGCTGTGAAAATGTGCACCGTCGAAAGTGTGCCAAGTGTTGGCCACTGGAGCCACAGATTCCTGCACAGTGTATTTGGCAGATTCGCTGCGCTCATTGTAGATCAATGTGTCACCATCTGAATCTATCACATAGAACAGTCCGGTGCGATGCGGTCTGCCATCATCTATGTGTGGATCATGTGTGACGCGATAGGGAGTGCGTGTGATCATGCCCAAACGTATGCGATACAATTCTCCCAGTTTTTGTCCTTCTGCATCCAACACTGACAGCAGCACCATCAAGGCTGGATCAAACAGATTGCTGATGGGACCTTTGTCATGTTTGAAAATTAGATGACTGAGACTGCCTGCATAGTCTCCATCTTCTGTGGGCAGTGCTGTGGTGTCCATGTAGTACCAATTCACATTGGGTCCTGCAAACTGTTGCTGTGCGTATAGCATCAGGTTTGGTCCCAACACATTAATCAAATGCGGCATGTGAATACTTATGGTTTTGAGTGGTTCACTGTGATATTTTTGACTGTGTGGGCCAAGCAGTGTGCTGTGGCATAGACCCCTTTGTAAAGACGTCTGTGTGGGAATTACTGGGTGTTTTTTGGGGGGTTTTGGGTGGTGTGTGCCCACAGTTTATCCACCACCTGCTGCACACATGTTTTCCAATCTTTCACTGCAGATTCTGCATCTGCCTGCCACCAAATATCTTGATCCCACCAGCCTGCTTGAATTCTCACTGTGTGATTGTTCACCTGAGCCACCACTCCTGCTGCTGTGTCACAGTCGCCATTGATGCCAGCCAACACTGCTCGCTCACACCACAACTCCACTGTCTCTTTGGGCAGCAGCAGTGGTTGCCATAAATCCCAACTTCTTTGATCTCGCTCTCTGATTTGAACCACCACACAACCAGCACCTGCCGCTGGCAGCATCAGTTGAGGATCCAAACACCAGTGTTGACCACTCCAGGTGGGATGATTCCAATTGTTCACAGTGTCCAACAGATGCAATCTCTGCACAGCACACTCCGCCATGATGATGGCTGAATATTCTCCATTGATTAATTTCTTCAGTCGTGTGCCAATGTTGCCTCTCAATGTGACCACATCCACGTCTGGTCGCAACAATTTGAATTGTGCAGCACGACGAGCACTGCTGGTACCCACTCTGCTGTAACTGGGAATTTGTGAGATGTGACCGTATGCACTCAACACACAATCTCTGCGATCACCTCTCTGCCACACACAGCCCAACAGTGTGGTGCCTGGTTCAATTTGCGTGGGCACATCTTTGGCACTGTGAACCACACAGTCCACTTCACCTGCCAACAGTGCTTGTTCTAACTCTCTGCAGAATGCACCTTTGCCTCCCACTTCACTCAAGGGTCGATCCAGCACACGATCTCCGGTGCTGATAATCTGACGAATTGATGTGGGAATTTGTAAACCTTGCAAGGCCCACTGTGTTTGCACCATGGCCAGGTCTGACTGACGACTGCCCACAGTGTACACAGAATTTTTCATGATAGATTAACGTCTACCCAACTTGCCTTTTTTCTTAGGTTTTTTATCCAATCCTAATTTTCTTTTGCGACCAATAGGCAAACTCATCCAGTAGCTCATGGGTTCACCACGTTTGGTCTGATAGGTTACTTGAACATCAGGCACTTTGACTTTGGCTTGAAATTGTTTCACTGCTCTCTTCCAACTGGTGGCATCGATGGAATCTTTTTTGACTGAACCTTCTTCAAGGTAATCAAATTGATATGTTTTCATTTTTGGCATTATTGAATCCTTTGTTTTTGAATATTTATGTATTATATTTTACACTAATTAAAATTTGATAAGTACAAGTGATGGCTATTTTATATCAATTACGCTGCTCTAATCAACATCAATTTGAAGGTTGGTTTCCCAGCATAGCACAATTTGACACACAAAAAGAAAAAGGACAATTGCAATGTCCCATGTGCGGTATCAAAGAAGTGGATCGTGCCATCATGGCTCCTATGTTGGGTAAAAATAAAAAAACCAAAACCAAAAAACTCACACGTCAAGAACGTTTGGAAACATTGAAAAATCAAGTGCAGTCTCCCACAGAAATGATGATGGGCACTCGAGTCAAAGAAATGATGCGTACCATACGTGATCATGTCAAGCGTGAATATGAATTTGTGGGCGATCGTTTTGTGAACGAAGTAAAAAAATATGAAGACGGTGAACGTGATGATCGTTTTTACGGAACTCCCAGTCAAGAAGAAGCACGCAAATTAATGGAAGAAGGTGTGGATCTATTTGTGGTGCCTGATGTTAAGGACGATGCCTAAACACATTAAATGCAAATATAATAAATTTTTTAAGTGATCTATTCACGATAAATAATTGCATGTACACACACGGATACAACGATAAAATTTGGCCCAACGCTGGCAATTTCCAAGAATACACCTACGAATTGGAATGGATTGAATGTGTGTGGAACAACACCTATCAGATCACAGACATGGTCACTGCCTACTGGTATCCATGGATACGCAATGCTGTGCTGGAGTCAATACCTCACACCAATTTAAATTAATTTATGATAGAATGTGTTTGTTCTAAGTGCTCTTGTGAACACCATTGTGAACAAGATTGTGCTGAATGTCAAAGATGTGACACATGTGATTGTGAACACTGTGAAAAAGATAAAGAAAACAAATCAGACATCTATCTAACCTAAAATGAAAATATCTGAATTCATATCTGAGGGTGCTGGTTTATCGGGATTTTTTAAAGACGAAGAACTGAAAGCATGGAATTTTCCTCAAGGATATGCTTCTGACGAAGACGTAAAAGGTCCTTATTTGAGCAACAGCACTGCTAGAGAAGTTTTGACAGCATTGGGAATGAATCCAGATTTTGAAAATTCTGAACCTGTCAAAATAGAAGTGTTTATTAATCTTGCCACTCAGTGGTTACAAAAACACATTGGCAAACCCAGCACAACCAAAACTGCCACTGTGAATAAAACAGATTCAGGAGCCACTGTGTATGACATGGGTAAACCTCAAGGTCGTCTCAATGATTTAATATTACAGTTGAGCCAGCAAGCAAGAAAGATCAAACAAAAATATCCCAGTATCACTCACGTGGCATTCGTTTAATATTTTTTATTATCTATTTTTTAATTTTTTAACAAGTTCTATTTTTTCTTCTGGAGTCATTAGGAACCAGTTGTTGATTTCTTCTGCTGTTCGTGAGCAGCCCATGCACAATCCACTGTCCGAATCTATAGTGCATATCTGAATGCAAGGATCTATCACCTGCTCGTGTTTCTTTTCCATGCTGTTATTTAATGTTTTATTTGTCGGCGGGTATATGTGGCAGCACAAATTGTATGCCCAGCCAACGGAAGTTTTTTGGACTGTCAGCAAAACTACAATTAATTCTCGCAGTTCTTACTTTGTAAGGATTCAATGGCTCAATAACTATTCTAGTTTCTGTTATAAACCTAATAGGCACTGTGGGCCAGCTGTCTCCATCGTTGGTGGTACACACTATATTTTTTAAATTTTTTAATCCTGGCACAAACTCTATCTCCAACTGTGGAGGATTTTTGAATTCTGTGATTTTTTTATCTGCAGGCAAAAACTCTTTGTAGGGCATAGGTAGTGTGTTCAACACCATTTCAAATCGTTCAGCTTTGCCCCAATTCTCATTGATGGGAAATCTTGGCAGCTCAAACCGATCTTTGCGACTGTCCACCACTCCCGAATGCTGTCCAAATGCCAATCTGAATCCCATGTCTTTGATCAGTTCTTTGAACTCTAGGCTGTACTCTCCAAATGGATATGAGAAGTATTCAGGTATGGAGCCTAACTCTCTCATGAAATCTTGTGACGCTCTTTCTATGTCTTTGCGCAGTGTGTCCTGATCCCAACCTACCATGTAGTCATGACTGTAAGAGTGATGTCCTATCACTCCCAACCCTGACTCGTGTATCTCTCGAATTTGAGTCCAGGACATGTAATTACGATTCTTGGAATTGATTTCTCTGGTGTTGATGAACAGCACAAAAGGTATGCCTTCTTTTTTTAAGATAGGCCATGCATGTTTGTAAAAACTGGCCCAGGCGTCATCCACTGTGAGCAACACTCGTTTGTTGTGCAGTTCTCTCATGCCATGCACATAATCGTCAAACTCTTCTATGGAGATAAAGTCTAGATTCATCTTGCGGATCATTCGGATCTGTTTTTCAAATTCCTTGATCTTTACATTGGTGCTGGGGTATTTGTTTTCTTCAAACTTGTGATACATCAATCCAATCACGCCAGTCTCTCGGTGAGGCTCCATGGAAAAAGTTGGAATGGTTAAAAAAAGTATTAATAGTGAAGCAATAATTAGTTTGTTAAGTTGGGCCATTTTTTTAAATCTAAAGTTTTTTCTACTTGACTTTTGGCTTTGGGAAGTTTGGGCATAAAATTAATACCTGTGTATTTTTCTACTGCTTCCACTGTGGTGGCGTACTTGGGTAAATCTGCCACAGGTAATGGAGCATTGGGAAATAAGAATGCAATTGCTTTGCCTTCTTGACGATCTATGATCACTTTCCATAGATGTGTAGGCACTCCTACTTTGTTGTCACCAATGGTGAGATGTCCAGTTTGATAAATGGTACCACTGATCACATAGATATCCATGTTGTGATCCACCACCCAATCTCTCACATATTCTTCCAATTGTTTCCAAATGCCTCTGTTGTGATTGGGCACTTGTGGAACCATGTTTGATAGGAAGAAACTTTCACTCATCACTTCTTGATTCTGCGTATTATTTCCTGCCGGAGCAAGATGTCCTCTGTCGTAAGGATGACCTGCATAATCTTTCAGTGTGGCATTGTGTTGTGCGGGTATGGCTGGATCTGGTCTGAAATCATCTTTGCGTTTGGCAGGACCTGTGGTGTTTTCTTTGGTCACATGCTCTACCACATATTCCGCTGTGCGAGTGTCATATCTGTAATGAATAGCATAATTGATCTTGCAGATATACTGAGTATTCTGTTTGATCTTACTCACAGGTGCGCCTAACAGCACGTGTTGAGGACATTGGTCGTCGATGGGATTGGCCCAAACTCCTGTGATTGATAAAATTAAAATTAATAATATTTTATAGTACATATTGAATGTACTTATATTATACTATATTATGTGTGTTTGGAAAAGGCTTCACAGTGCCAAAAAAGCACTGTGAGCCCGGGAATTAAATTTATTTTTTCTTTTTTTTGGCAGGTTTTTCGTCTTCGTCTTCAAAATCTACGTCTATTTCTTCGTCAAGATCTTCTATATCTTCTTCAGACTCGTCTTCACTGTCTTCACTGTCTTCACTGTCTTCATTGTCTTCATCAGTATCATCCTCATCTTCAAAATAAGAATCATCAGAATCAGTATCTTCTTCGTCTGAATCTATTTCGTAAATGTAGTTTTCAATGATTGATTTAATCTCAGTTTGTTTTTCTTGTATTTTTTCTATAGAGTCGTCAATTTGTTCAAACAGTTTGTCAATTTTCTTTTGATTAAGTTTAGCCATAGTGATCCTCCCATTGTGTGGTGATGTTATTTAATTTATAATTGAAAAATTTTAAATGACCATTTAAAACAAATTATATACCTAGATAACTGCGTACATTATTGCTGTAAATATTAAGTCATGACAATATCAAACATACTTAAACCTATCAGTGTGGCTCTAGCTATATTCTTAGCTGCAGACTACTCCCTTGCTGGACCATTGCCTGACTACTCGTTCAAAAGCCCTGCTTTTAATGGCAATGGTTACAGCACTCACGAGTTGACCAAGTATAACCTGGAACAAACTCGTGCCAAGGAGATTCAACAGGCCTTGGAATCCAAAGCTGCGGCTGCCAAAGCAGAGGCCAAGAACACTCCAATCAATCAGTTCATGGTCAATTTAGAATCAAGAATTTACGCACAGATCAGTCAAAATTTAGCCACTGCTATGTTTGCAGATGGAGCTGCCACCACTGGCAGCATGACTTTTCAAGGCAACACCATATACTGGAACAAGAACGGCACCACGAGCATCACGTTGATGGTGACAGATACTCTGGGCAACAACACCACCATAGAAGTGCCATTGGGACAATTTACATTTAATTAATATGATAAAAATTGCTTTGACATTGGGATTATTATTGCTGAGTAATTGTGCAGTGATGCAGAAAGGTGGCATGGAAAGCAAACCTGAAATCACTGAGATGAAAATGCAAAAAGAATTTGACACAGTGCCTACACCAGCACAGAAGAAGATCACAGTGGCAGTGTACAGTTTTCAAGACAAAACAGGACAGCGTAGGAACACTCCCAACGTGGCCAGTTTCTCCACAGCAGTCACACAGGGTGCAGAACCATTCCTGATCAAAGCTCTGCAAGATGTGGGCAAAGGTCAATGGTTTGATGTGGTAGAACGAGTGAACGTGGACAATTTAATTAAAGAAAGAACCATCATCAAACAGATGAGAGACATGTATGAGGGCGGCAATGCCAAAAGTGTGCCACCATTGCAATTTGCAGGCATCATTGTGGAAGGTGGTATCATAGGCTACGACAGCGGCATGGAGTCGGGTGGAGCTGCCTACAAATGGTTGGGCATAGGACCACAATCACAATATTCCAAAGACGTAGTAACCATCAGTTTAAGAGCAGTATCAGTGAGCAGCGGCAAGGTGTTGGCCACCATCACAGTGAGCAAGACAATTTACAGCACAGCAGACAGCATTGCCATATTGAAAGCATTCAGAGGCGGCACTGCATTTTTTGAAGCTGAGACAGGACTTACTATCAACGAACCCACCACTCTGGCAGTAAAGGCCACAGTCGAGGCAGCAGTGGTGGAATTAATAAATGAAGGCGAGCGCAAAGGTATTTGGAGTTTTAAAGATCCTAAACCTGAGAACCTAGACGAGTGGTATGAAAATAATAACCAACAATCAAACAAAAAACAAGAGGAACAAAAATGAAAAATATGAAAATAATAATTCCTTGCTTGGTTACCATACTATATTCAACATCAGCTTTGTCTGATGATAATTTGATTTATATTGACCAAGTGGGTTCGTCATCTGACGTCACAGTGGAACAAACAGGCAGTGGCAACACAGTGGGTGGTACCAGTGGTGCGGCTGCAACAGGTAATAGAGCGTCTTTGTCAGGATCAGATCAAACCATCAGTGTGACACAAACTGGCGATGGCAACACATTAAAATTAAAAACACAAGATGGATCCACAGGAACCAGCACAACGAACTATTCAGCGACCGGTGACAACAACACGTCTATCGTAGACACTGTGAGCTCGGGTGCAGGTAACACCATCAATCAAACCATATATGGTGACACCAACACTACCAATGTCAATGTTAGAGGCAACAGTGGCGCCAACTCTGTGACCACAAATATTGGAACATCAGGTGCCAACAGCAACAGCAACACTGTGAATCAAAGTACCAGCGGTACTCTGAACAGTCAAACTGTGACTATCACAGGTGGCAACAGCAACACTGTGACTGTGCTGCAAGGCAAAGGATCTTCTCTGACCAATGATATCACAGTGCCCACTACTTCAGGCACGTTGTTGGGATTAGATTCCGCTACATGTGGATCTGGCACAACCAGTGACAAGGCCACTGCTTCAGTGACCATACAGGGTGGCAGCAACAATGTGAGAATTGGACAGGTGGGTGGAGATGCCACAGGCAACTCGGCCACTGTGGACATCTTAGGATCTTCCAACGGCATCAGCATTGCACAACAGGGACTGGGACACAGCTCATCTAGTTTGACTGTGACTGGTGGCAGCAACACTTTGAACGTGGGACAGAATGCCACGTCAGGCAACACCAATACTACCACTATGAGTGTGACTGGCAGCAACAACTTGGTCAACATACAACAAAATCACTAGGAATGTCCAATGAGACTTCTAAATTGGCTCACAGCAGGATTGATACTTTCCTCGGCAACCTGCTGGGCAGCTGATAACGAAGCCTACATTGATCAACTGGGAGAATATGCCACCATCTATGTGGAACAGGATGGTTCAGCCAACAGCCTGGGTGGAGTGGACGGACCCATATGGTACAGCAATCCTGCCATGATGTATGGTGATGGTCAAAACGTGGACATCAGACAGGTAGGGTCTGGCAACTATTTAAAATTTTCCATCTTCACCAAATTGGAAGACTACGAATATACCAGAACCGGAGTCACATGCACAGGAGTGTGCGGTGAAGCGGATGCCAACGAGTTCGTGGTGTACACCACTGGCTACGGCAATCTAGGCACAGTGAACGTCAATGCCGATGGAGAAGTGGAAACATCTGGCATAGCACTGTACCTTTCGGAGACTGGAGATTTCAATGAGAGCAACATATCCA